CTCGATCATCGAGTCACTGAAGCGAAACCTGGCGGCGATCCGGCTCCAGGCCGAGGAGTGGCGCCTGCTTGCGGCGGGGGCCGACGAGCTCAGGCGCAGGATCCTCGAATTGCAGGAATCGCCGCGGGAATGCGAGGTGCTCCATGAAGAATACCGGAAAGTGGCTGGCGACATCACTCTGTATTTTAACGATGGCGGCCTGCGGGGGAAAATCCACCGTCCAGATCCCGCAGGTGATCGAGCAGCCCCCGAAATACTGCCCGGCGCCTCCGCGCCCGCTGCTGGCGGAGCCGAAGACGACGCCCGTCCTTCTCGATGATTACCTGGCGGTCGTCGAGTACGCCCTGCAGCTCGAGGCGACGGTGCGCTGTTACGAGGCAAAGAAATAACCCTTTTACTCTCTCTGCGACGGGGCGGACCGGAGTTTACCTCCTTATCCGGTCCGCCCGAACAGAAAGGGCGGATGATGAAAGCTCAACTCTACACGGCCCCGACAATCGAGCCCATCACCCTGGCGGAGCTCAAGACCCATCTGCGGGTGGACTCGGAGACGTTCGCGGGAAACCTGACGACGGTGCCCAGCATCCCCCCCGGAAGCCACGGCATCCACGAGCTCATGACGCTCGACGTGGCGCCCGGCGGCGCCGGATGGGCGGCAGGCGACACGATCACCGGCGACACCAGCCACGAGACCTGTGTCATTGTCCAGGTCCTCACGGCGACAACCTACTACGTCCGCGACCGCTCGGGGGCCTTCACCCCTGGCGAGGTCCTCTCGAACGGCACGATTGCGGCTGACCAGGGCCCGGCGCACCCGGTCTTTGCGGCCGGCTATTTCCTCATCGGCGAGGCGGCCGACGTCCTGGGCAGGCAGGCGGTGGTGAATCTCAACGCCGGCGCCGTCGGAGCGGGCGGCACGGTGGATGCGAAGATCCAGGACTCAGACGACGGAGCGGCCTGGGCGGACGTAACTTTAGGGGCCTTTGAACAGGTCACAGCGGCAAACGAAAACGCCGTACAGGAAAAGGCCTACACGGGGACGAAACGCTACATCCGGGTCGCGGCCAATGTGCTGGGAGCAACCTGCCAGTTCGGGGCCGACGTGATCGTAAACGACGCCACGACGGTCGAAGACGACGACCTGATGGACCTCATCGTCGACGGCCGGGAAGCGGTCGAGGCGATCACCCGCCGTCGCCTGCTCACCCAGACCTGGGACTACTACCTCAAGGACTGGCCGAAAGGCGGCGCCATCGTCCTTCCCTTCGGATGCTTGCAATCCGTCACGGCTGTTTCCTGGAAAGACGCCGCCGGCACCGAGACGACGCTGACCGTCACGACGGATTACCTCGTCGAGACCAACGGCGACCAGTGCGGGCGTGTCGTTCTGCCGGCCGGATCGTCCTGGCCGTCGGGGAGACTCTACCCGGTAAACCCGATCAAGGTCCGCTTTGTCTGCGGATGGACCGCGGCGGATAAGGTTCCGAAGAACATCAAGCGGGCGGTGAAATTCATCGCCGAGGCGGCCTACTACCACGGCGACCGGCACAATGCGCTCAAGCCCGCCATCGACCGGCTGCTGGCGCCCTGGCGCCTCTGGGAGGAGTTTTGAACCCGAACACGAGTCCCGGTGAATTGAACAAGCGCATCGCCCTGCAGATACCTTCCAAGGTCCCCGACGGAATGGGAGGCTTTGTCGTGACCTGGGTCGATACGGCGACGGTCTGGGCGGCGATCTGGCCCATAAGCGCCGCCGAGACGATCGAGGCGGGCAAAATGGGGATGACCGTGACGCACCGCATTCGCATCCGCTACCGTTCGGTACTGCGCCCGTCGTGGCGCATCGCCTTCGGGGGACGCTATTTCAATATCGTGAGCATCATTGATCCGAACACGGCCCACCGCTGGCTGGACATCCTTTGCAAGGAGGCGGCTTAAATGACAGTAATGTCAGATGATATTGGAAAAGAAATTACGGACGCTTTCGGCCTTAAAAATTGCAGAAAACTCACAATTTATTTTGAAGTAGGCAAGATCGTTATGATCGAAGCTGAAACTTTTCCAGAGGAAAATGATGCAAGAGAGGATTTCTCTATTCTTAAGAGATACAAACTCGTGGAGATGGAAGAGGAAACACCATGAATAATCTCCTCGCCGCCGTCATGACGAGAATCGCCGGCTCGGCCCTTTCCTCCAGGGTGGGCGGCCGGATCTTCTACGACGAGGCGCCGCAGGGCACAGAATATCCCTACGTCGTCTTCTCGATCGTGACGGGTACGCCGGAGGATACGTTCCTCGACTATCTCGACGAGACGATCATCCAGTTCTCGCTCTATTCGATCTCGCCGGGAGTTGCGGAGATCGCGAGCATGTACGCGGACCTCAAGACCCTGCTCGACTGGAGCGTGATGCCCATCACGGCTAACTACCATATCTGGACGATGCGGCAGAACCTCACGACGATGCGCGAGGACGTGACCGCGCCGGACGGAACCGCAGGGATCCGGCACTGGGCGGTGGACTACTCGATCATGACGGAGAAGAAATAGAATGTCGAATCCGGAAACCTTATGGAAGAATCTGTCAGATAGACAAAACTGGCGGGACTACATCCTTCCAGGGAGAACAGACGCGGAGTTCAGTTATGAGGGATGGGTCGAAGCGCAGAGGCTCTTTTATTTTTTCGATTCCTCGAGCACGGTCGTCGATTATGGGTGCGGTTGGGAGCTCGTGGAGGTTCAGGATCCGGACGACAAGGTGGGCAACGGCTTTGCCATCGTCATCCGCAAGAAAGGAAAGAGGGCGGCATGAGGATTCTGGTGACGGCGCGCTACATCTCCGGGGCCTCCGTTGAGGGCGGCTCGAGCCGCTACATGCGCTGCCTCATCGACACGCTGCGGGCGCTCGGCCACGAGGTGATCGAGACGACGGACCCGGGGAAGTTCTCCACGATGCCTCTGGATCTCATCCTCTGCAGCCATCCGGAGCGCTTCGAGGCGATCCGGCGAAATCCGTCGCGAAAGGTCTACATCGCGCACGGGCTGATCCCGGACGAGCACATGGTCGCCGGCGCCGACCGTTACGTCGCCGTGAGCGAGGAGGTGCGGGCGGCGAACCTCAAACGCGGCATCGAGAGCGTCGTCATCCCGCAGCCCATCCCGGTCCTGGACCAGGTCAGGCCGGGCGCCGATCTCCGGCGGATCCTCGTCATCCGCCGCGAGCCCGTTAAGGACGATCCGTTTGCCTACCTTGCGGCTCGCTACGAGCTGCGATATTCCGATCTGGCAAAACCCATCGAGGGCCAGATCGCCTGGGCGGATCTTGCGATCAGCCTCGGCCGCGGCGCCCTGGAGTCCATGATGATGGGGAAACCCGTTCTGGTGGCCGACAACAGGCCCTACATCGGCGCCCTGGGCGACGGCTATGTCACCCTGGAAAACGTCGCCGAGCTCGCCAAACACAATTTCTCCGGCCGGCGTTACCGTCGGCCCGTAACGCGGGAGTGGATCGAGGCTGAGCTTGCGAAATACGAACCGCGGGACTCGGATCGCCTTCGGAGCTGGACCGAAGGCAACTGCAACGCGCCGATGATCGCCCGGAAGATCATCGATCCCGGCTCTGTGCTCGCCTTCGGTGTCCTCGTGAACGACATCCAGCGCCTGGACATGTGTTTCCGGCAGAGCGGCATCGAGGGCAAGGCGCATATCCTGATGAACCCGGAAAGCGCGACGAAAGGCCTGAACCGCCTCCTGGCGGCGATGGAAAACGAAGGGGCCGAGATCGGGGTTCTCGCCCATCAGGACATGCATTTCCGGCAGGGATGGGTCGACCAGGTCCGCGACCAGGTGGCGAAGCTTCCTCCTTCGTGGATTGTCGCGGGCATCATCGGGAAGGACATGCAGGGGAATATCTGCGGGAAATTGCACGACATGCGGATCGCCCCGCAGTTCAACACGTCGGAGATGCACGAGTTTCCGCACCCCGCCTCCTGCTTCGACGAGTGCTGCATCATCGTCAATCTCAAGAAAGGTTTCCGTTTCGACGAGCGCCTGGACGGATTCGATCTCTACGGGACGATGTGCGTCCTGCAGGCCTGGGAGCAGAGAGGCACGGCGTGGGTGCTGGACGCCTTCGCCGAGCACTACTGCATGAGACCCTTTAGCTGGTTTCCCGATGCGGATTTTCAGGCGCGCTGGAAGTGGCTCCACGGGCGGTTCCCGGGAGCGCCGCGGATCGACTCGACGGTCATGGGCGCCCCTCGCGATAAAACGGCAGTAGCATAAAATCTTTGGGAGGTGTTGAAATGGCATCAATCGGCGGCAGATTAGCAAAAGTGATGTATGGCTCGGTGACGGTCGCCGGGATCGGAGAATGGTCCATGAGCGGCTTCGTGCCGGACGTGGTGGAGGACACCGCCTTCGGCGACACGGTGAAGAAATGGAAAAACGCGGGGATCGCGGACGCCGGTGAAATCACCTTTTCCGGCAACTATGATCCGGACGACACGAACGGCCAGGTCATGCTCAACTCGCTGGCCACGTCGGGCAAGGGGCTTACGAACCTCTACTTCTACGAGGATACGAACCACTTCTGGCGGGTGGGGGCCGGCGGCGAGCTCATCCTGACGGAAGTGGCGCCCATCAAGTTCATCAAGAATGGTCTGGCGACGACGAGCTTCAAGTGCAGGATCTCGGCGAAGGCCATGGAAAGGGTCGGTTCGTAATCCATGACGGTATTCGATCTCGAGGACAGGCAGGGTGTCTGGTTCGATATGGAAGGCGGCGGAAGGGTCCAGCTGCGGGCTCTCACCGCCGAGGACCTGAAGCGGATCCGCGCCCGCACGGTTACGAAACAGGCCGAGATCACCCGGGTGGACGGGGTGGTCGCCCGCGTCGCCTGGGAGGATATCGACGAGGAGCTCCAGAACGAGCTTTTCTGGGATCACTGCATCGTTGCCTGGGAGAAGTTTGTCGATTCGAAGGGCACGATGATTCCCTGCACGAAGGCGAACAAGGTCCTGCTCATGACGCGCTCGGTTAAGTTCGCCCGTTTCGTCGCGGAAAAGCTCAAGGAGCTTGCCGATGACGACGCCATGAGGGCGGAGGCCGCCGAAAAAAACTGATCGAGTGGGTCGAGTGGTCCGACGAGCTCGCCCCTCGATGCGCCGACTGTCGGGAAATGTACGGGCGCCGCATCCCGCCCGCCGAGCCGCCGTGCAAGACGTGCCGGGTGGAACTGCTGGAGGAAAACGAGGAGACCGCCGCGGTCTACATGCTCACCCGCCGCCAGGTATTGACGGCGGGACCCGGAGAGCCGGTGGACATCTCCATCCCGGCCATAAAGATCGTGATGGATCTCTACGGGGTGCGCGACCAGAAACGGTGCCTGAACCGCGTGCGACGGCTCTTCCATCACTTCAGGGAGCGGAAGGAATGAGGGTCTCGAACTGGAACCCGCAGCAATGGGACGGCGAGATCATGGCGGCGAGCCTGGAGCGGCTCCGCAAGGCGGCCGAGGTCGTGGCCGACCGGGCCCGGGAGCGCTGCCCCGTGGGGACTCTCTCGCGTCCGATCTATAAGAGCGGACCCTATGCCGGAAAGCCCTGGACGGCGCGCGACGCCGGCGCGCTGCGACGCTCGATCCGCGTCGTCGAGAAGAAGCAGCCGCACGGTTACCAGTTTGCCGGGAACCGCAATGTCCGGATCTACGCCGGCAACTACCTTGTCTATTACGCCCGGATCGTCGAGTACGCCGGGAAGGCCTTCATGCGCCCGGCCCTGAACGCAAGCAAGAGAAACATCCGCAACATCCTGGAGAACGGTTGATGGCAAAGGGAAAGCCCATCGGGACCATATTCGCGGAGCTCGACCTCGATACCACGCGGTACACGAAGGCCCAGCAGCGCCTGCTCCGGGATGCGACGAGCACCTCTCTTTCCATCGAGGACAACTTCCGCAAGCTCGGCATCAAGTCTTCGGCCGAGTTCGATCTCATGCGGGCGAAAATCGAGAACTCCTACCGCATGATCCGAAACTCCGCCCTGGCGACGACGAACGATATCGTCCGGGCCGAGAAGGCGAAAAACGCCCAGATCGCACGCCTGGACGAGATGCAGTACGGCCGGAAGTTCGCGCACATCGAGATGCTGAAAAAAAACTGGCTTGCCGCCGCCGCCGTGATCGGATCGGCCATGTACGCCGCAGGGCGCGCCTGGGACATGGCGAAGCTGGGCGCGGAGTATAGCGAGCAGCGGGGCATTCTCGACAACCTGGCGCGGAAATACGACCTGACGGCCGACTCCATCGTCCGGGCCATGGAAAGGGCGAGCGACGGGCTGATCGCAAGAGCCGATCTGATGAAAATCGCCCTGGGCGGCCTTTCGAAGGGGCTGAAACCGGAGCAGCTGATCGAACTGGCCGACGCCGCCCGGATCCTCGGCGATGCCGCGGGCAAGACGGCCAGGGAGGCCCTGACGGATCTCACGGAGGCCCTCGAGACGGGCCGCGCCCGGGGACTCAAAAACTATCTCGGGACCGCCCTGGACCTGGAGACAGCCTTCGGCGAGCTCGTCGGCAAGATGACCGAGGCCGAGAAGGCGCAGGCGATGTATTCCATCACCATGATGGAGGCGACCCGCCTGCAGGCCCAGCAGACGGGCGAGGTGGACAGATCGGCCGACAGCCTGGAGCGGCTCGAGGCGAAGTACCAGAA